ACCACGGCGACCGCCCCCAACAAGGTCCGCTTCGTCGGACGCGGCTGAGAAGCCCGAGAGGAGATAGGCAATGCCAGGCACCTACCCGGCAGCCGCACCCACCCTTTCGGGCGATGCGCTGACGATCAGCCGATTCCTGCAGAACCCCGCCGCGATCCAGCGGCGTCTGCGCGACTACCGAGACCTGCGGTTCGTTTCCGACCAGATCCTGACCCAGCGGTTCCGCTCCAACGGCGGCGCGGTCCTGTACGAGCAGACCGAGCCGTTCATCACCGACCGCACGCCGGAGTCCGTCGGCGCCGGTTCGCAGTACCCGATGGCGAACATGGCCACTGGCACCGCCGCGATCGCCGCGATTCAGAAGTGGGGCCAGAAGGTCCGCATCACGGACGAGGAGATCGCCCGCAACACCTACGGCGGCGCGGCCGTGGACCGGGCGATGCGCAAGGTGATCAACTCGATCATCAAGCAGGTCGACGCGATCGCCATGTCGGCGATCCAGTCGGCCCTCGCCGACACCGGCACGGCCGGCATCTGGGACCACGCCACCCCGGCGACCCGGCAGCCGCTGCTGGACATCCTGCTCGCCGTGCAGCGCATCGAGGACCGCAACCTGGGCTACCGCCCGGACACCCTGGTCGTGTCGCCGAAGGCATACACGTACCTGATGTTGAACGCCGACATCGCCGGTCTGCGGCAGCGCGAGGTGACCGACAACCCGGTCTACACCGGTGAGATCGAGCGGGTCGCCGGGCTGACCGTGCTGAAGAGCCCGGCCCTGACGACCACCGCTCTGGTGCTCGACTCGTCCGCGGTCGGTGGCATGGCCGACGAGACCGACGGGTCGACCGGGTACGCGCTCGCCGACCTCGGCGTGCAGATCAAGTCGATCCGCAAGGACGACCTGGATGCGTGGGACCTGCAGGCCCGCCGCAAGACGGTGCCGGTCGTGCAGGAGTCCGGCGCCGGCGAAGAGATCACGGGAGTGGTGGCACCGTAATGGCCGAGGAGAAGAGCAAGTACGTCGTGCTGGCCCCGTACATCACGCTGCGGGTCCCCGATGCGTCCGGCGGCGAGGTCATCACCGGCTTCTATGCCGGCGCGCCCGTGCCGGGCAATGTCAACGCCGAGGACCTCGAGCGCCACGTCCGCAAGGACATGGTCGCCGAGGCGGGCTCCGACGAGGCGGCACTGCTGGCCGTCCCGGCGGGCACGCCGATCCCCGGCGAGCCGCCGAACGTCCCGATCACGCAGGCCGACATGGTGAGCCGCACCCATCAGGACCGGCTCGCCCGGGTCCGGGAGGTGGCCGAGGCTGCGAAGAAGTCCGGCGGCGACCCCAAGGCGGCCGGCACTGACGCCGGTCGTCACGCCCCGGACGACACGAAGGCCACGGCCAGGCCGCGAACCGCGGACGCCAAGGCCTGATCGTGGCCGACATTTTCGACCTGGGGGACCTGCCGTCCTGGCTGCAGGTCCCCGAGGTCGACACGGCGACCGAGACCCGGGTGCGGCGTTACGCCAACGGCTGGTTGCAGCACGCGACCGGCCTGGACGTGTGGCCGGATCCGGTGCCGGACAAGCTGTGGGCGTGGGCGATCGAGCTCGCCGGTCTCGTGTACGAGAATCCGACGGCGAAGTGGTCGGAGTCCATCGACGATTACGCCGGGACCAACGACCACGGTGCGAACAGCCGACGCAAAGAGATCCTCGACGCCGCCCGGACCTCGTACAACACGACGTCGGGCCGCCCGGTGTTCTCGTTCCCGGCGCCGGACTGGCGCTGGGAGTCGGCGGACGCGACGACGATCACCAGCTGAGCCGAGGGGGCGTCGATGGCGGTCACCTCCGAGCCCCCGTGGCTGAACTTCAACTCCGGCATCGCCGCCCGTAACGGCACCGCCTCGCACGTCATCCCGTTCGGTTTCACCTCGACGTCGGGCAGCTTCCTGACGGTGCTGCTCTTCGGCGGCGTCACCCACACGAACGCGAGCTGGACGGAGCGCCTGTCCCCGGTCAACTCGGGTGAGCTGTCGGTGTTCACGAAGACCAGCGCGGGCGAGTCCAGCTTCACCGACACGATCAACGCGTCGAACTACCCGGTCAACTGGGCGGTCTTCGAGTTCCCGGCGGGCACGGCCTGGACGAACGGCACCAGCAACAGTGTGGCGGACGTCAACGACCAGACGTGGCCGGCGCTGGGGAGCCTGCCGGGCGCCGAGCAGGTGGTGTTCGCGGCCCGCGGGCAGGCGCAGTCCAATTCCGGCGGCTCCACGATCGCCGCTGGCTGGTCGGCGCCGTGGGTTGAGGACTACGACCAGGTGACAGTGTTCGCGACGACTGACGGCTGCTGGATGAACGTGGCGCACGCCATCAACCGGACCGGCACTTCGATCACGCCGACGTCGACCTATTCGTCGTCGAACGCGACGAACAACATTCAGCAGGTCGTCTTCGCCCTCGACGTCGCGGTGGTCGCCGCCGCCGCGTCTCCGGTCTTTCCTCGCCGCCCGTCGCGCGGCCTCGTCATGCGTTAGGAGCACCGGGTGGCGCAGAACCGTATCTACACCGTCGCGTTCTCGGCGGTTGCCGTCACCGTGGCGGTGGACCTGTTCGAGATCCGGCCCGCCAGCAACAAGCCGTGCGAGGTGATGGGCCTGTTCATCGGCCAGTCCTCGGACGTCGGTGACGCCGCGTCGGAGATCCTGGCGTACACGGTGATCCGCGGCTTCACCACGACCGGTTCCGGCGGTGCGACACCGACTCCGGCCCCGCTGAACCGCTCGGACTCGGCGGCCGGTTTCTCGGCGGAGACCTGCAACACGACGGTGGCCACCACCGGCACCACGGCGACGCTGCACGCCGACACGTTCCACATCGCCGCCGGTGAGAAGCTGTGGCTGCCGGAGGGCTGCGAGTGGGAGCTGAGCGCGGCCGACACCAGCCTGGTCGTGCGTCTCGCCGCCGCCCCCGCAGACTCGCTGACCATGTCGGGCACACTTTTCGTGCGCGAGCAGGGCTGACCTGTGGGTTGGCCGCGCCGCGGTCGGCCGCCAGTCCGGATTCAGCGCCGCCGCCGGTTCATCCCGGGCGCTGCGGCGATCGTCGGCAGCGTCGCGGTCGTCGGTACCACCGCCGGCACCGCGATAGCGAGAGCCACCGCGGTCAAGGTCGTCGCTGCGACCGGCCGTTGTGTTGCCGCAACGACGGCCAGCGTGGCCGCCCGCAAGGCCTTCCCCGCGGCCGCCACCACGGCAGCCGCGCCCATTGCGCGGGCAGCGACAGTCCGCGCCGCAACCAGCTCGGCGCGGACCACCACCGTCGTGACCGCCGTGGCCACCACGACCAAGAAGGTGCCCGCGACCGGCACGACCGCGGGCATCGCGATCGCAATCGCATCCGGAAGCACCCGGCCGACTACCGCTCGGTGCGCCGCTGTTGCTGTTGCGAGGTCGACCGCGGTCCGGGTCAACGCTGCAACCGGCCGGACCGGCGCTGCCGCCATCGCCCGGGCAGCGACCGTCCACCGCATGGCGTCCGCCGCCACCGCCCGGGTGGTCGCTATCCCGCGGGCGACATCAACGAAGCGGGTGGCCGCGACCGGCCGCGCCGTCGGTGCCGCGTTCGCGTCCGGCCTCAGCGCGCAGACGGGCAGCGTCCGTGCCGCCACCGCCCGGTGCTCCGCAGTCGCCGTCAGCTACGGCCGGTTCCGTCGTCGGACCGTCCGCCCATACTCCGGCGTCACCACCCGCCCGGCCTCGGGAACCACGACCCGCCCGAACTCCGGCGTCACCTACAGGCCCTGACGCGCGCCACGAGGAGAGACCAATGCCGTTCAACACCACCGCGAAGCACGTGATGCTGGACGCGCTCGACGAGTCGGCGACCCAGATCACGCACGTCGCCGCCTGGACCCTGACCGACCCGGGCACAGGCACGAACGCCACCGGCACCGAGGCGACCGGTGGAAGCCCGGCCTACGCCCGCCAGGCGATCACCTGGGGCGCGGCGGCGGCGGAGATCAAGCAGAACACCAACGCGATCACCA